GATTTTGAGCGCGAGCGCATCGAACACCGCGTCCCCGCTCGGCGCGTGCGTGATGTCGCCGTTGGTGATGCTGGCGGTGATGACGGCGGAGCGGGCGTTCGCATCCGTGTAGCTATCGGTGATTCCGTATCCCGCCAGCGTCGTCGGCTTGCTGGCGATCTGCGCGAACGTGTAGTCGCCAGTGGCCGGCACGACGGACCCGGTGCGGCCGTTGAAGCTGGCGACGCCGACGGCGGTAGGCACCAGCAGCTCCTGCCAGTTCGCCAGCGTGCTCGCCGGCTCCGCCGTCAGGATGTAGGACTTCTGTTGGTCGCTGCGAACCGCCACGTCGCCTTGCTGGCACGCCAGCGCGAGCATCGCCGCCTGCGAGGCGACGACGAACGTCTCGGTGATTGCCAGCGCGGGGAGCTGGCCCGCGTCCAGTTTGCCGCCGCCATCGAGCGTTGCCAGACCATGAGGCTGGCCCTTCTGCACCGCGATCCGCGCATCAGCGCGATCGTCGGTGTAATACAGGTTTGCCGCACCCTCCGTCAGGTCGTCGGTCGTGGCGGATTGCTGCCCTTCGACGCGGCCGTAAGAGTCGCGGGTGATCTTGACCAGCGCGGCGCCGATGCCGGTGTCGGCCAGGGCCTTGAGGTTCGGCGTCGGATTGCCCGCCACCCCACTGCCGTTTGCCCACTCGATCGTCGCGGAATCGGCTAGCGTGCGCATGGCGCCCGTGCCGGGCCCGGTGACTGCGAACAGGCCAGTGCCGGCGGCCTTCTGCAGCGCGGTGATGTTCGGCGGGATCTCTTGGATCAGCCGCCAGTACGTGATGGGGTATTCGTCGGTGGGTTCTGCCGGCGTTTCGATCTCGACCAGCGAGCCATCGGCGTTCCACAGGTTCACGCCCAGCACCGCGCCCACGGTGGCGCCCGGCTCGATGGTCACGAACCGTTGCGGCGCCTGGAACAGCGGGACTTTTGCCTTATTTGCCACGGCCTGCCACGAAGTCAGCCAGCTTGCGGGACAGGACGCGCTCGCGGACGGTCGTCGCCGGATGGCGCTTGGCGTAGGCAGCGGAGACGTAGCGGCCCGTCTTGGCGCTGCGGTAGCGGTAAGCGGCCTTCATGGCGCCTCCTGATAGCCCAGCCGGCGCACGGCAGCATCCAACAGCGCGCCGGCCATCTTGGTCCGGCTGCGCGTGGTGCTCTGCCAGTTGCCGATCGTGCCGTCCGGGCGCTCGTACAGCACGCAGACGCTGACGATCTCGCCGCGCTCGGCCTGGCCCGCCATGTCGCGCAGGATGCCAGCCGACTCAGCGCAGCCCGCGCGGTCGATCAGCTGCACGACGGAACTCACGGCGTCCCCAGCTTGCGGATCGCGGCTTTGTCGGCGTTGCAGCCTTCTAGGGAGGTGATGTTCGCGTTGTAGGCCGTGACCACCGCCTCGACCGTGCGGCTCGTGGCTTTGCTCACCGGACACGGCTTGGTCAGCGCGTCCGGCACCGGCACGTACTGCACCACCGGCACCTTGACCAGCGTCGGCATCGGCTCGACCTTGGGAGTGCTGGCGCAGCCGGCGACCAGGGCAGCTAGGGCTACAGCAAAGGAATCGCGGAACATAGCTTCACCTTGAGTTGGTCGGCGCACGTCGGGTCAGCCTTAGCCGCCTCCAGCGCCACGCGGGTATCAGCCAGTCGGACGGCGAGCCTGTCCGCCTCGATTCGCGCCGCTGCCGCCGCCTCGCGGCCCTTGTCCGCGCGCGCCTTGGCTTCGGCGATCTGCCGGTCGGACTCCGCGTTCACGTCCACCAGCAGCGCCCGGAAACCGTCGATGCGGTCGTTGGCCGTCGCGAGCTTGGCTGTGGCCTCGCCGGCTTTGTTCTGCCAGCCGTCGATGCGCGCCGTCTGGATGCCGCCCCACGCCAGCGCAGCGAGCGCCACGGCAGCGAACACCGTCGCGCGCACGCCGCCAAGCATGGCGATCAGCGCGGTCATCCGATCTCAGGCGGCAAGCCTTCCGGCTTCTTCTGGCTCACGAACCGGACCGCGATGCCGACGATTGCAACGATGCGGACGCTCCACGCGGCCACCGGGGGCATGGCATCGGCATCCATCAGGCCGGCGGCGAGCAGCGCGTTGTAGAGGTCGGGCAGCGCCACCAGCACCGCCAGCGCCCACACGGAATAGAACTTCCACGCCTGGCGCCAGTTCTCGATCAGCTTGTCCATCATTTGATCCCTCGCAGTTTTCGCATTTCGGCGATGTCGTTCCGCACCTCGATCAGCTCCTTGTCGAACTTCCCCTCGATCCGATCGCGGTCGCGGGTCTGGTAGCTCGTGCGCTCCGTGGCTTCGGCGCGAACCTGAGAGAACTGATCCGTCACCCATGCCACCGAGCCGGCCACCACCAGCGTGCCCAGCGCGCCAAACCCCAGCAGCACACCGTTGAAACTCGTCACCTTGTCCGCGACGGTCCGGTTCTCGTGCTCGTGCTTCTCGCGCCACGCCGCGAACTCCAGCGATTGCCGGTCGATCGCGCTGGCGAGCCGGCTGAGGCCGTCCGAATGCGATTGCAAATCCTGCAGCTGCTTCGCCACTTCCGCCTGCGATCGCGCCGTCTCCCGCGCGTCGGCGTGCATCGAGTCAAGGCGGCTGCTCACGTTGAGGAATCCTTCCGATACGCGGTTCTGCAGTCCGGCGAGCGCGGTTTCGATCGTTGCCACCTTCACCGCCGCCTGGACGGGATCGCGCATGTCGGTCTGGCGATTCGGGGTCACGCCGGATCCTCCGTGCTGCTCGACCCACCCACGACGCCGGAGAAGTCGGGCCGAAACCACACATTGCCGGGCCGCAGCCCTTCCGCGCGCAGGCCCGACACCTTCGCCAACGCCTCGCCCCGCGTGATCTCGCCATCGCGGTCGATGTCGATGCCGGAGTTTTGCCGGTACGTGGTCGGGCGCTTGTCCCGGCTCCACAGCACGAAACTGTCCGGCTTGCCGATGCCGGCCGGCCACAGGATTGCCATGTACAGGTCGCCCAAGTTCTTCAGCCGGCCCCGCCAGGGCTGGAAATACGCCTCGACGTAATCGAGCTGATCCTCGGCGGTCATCGCGGCCAGCGCGTCGGTCGTCGTCCCCATCGCGCGCGCGGTCGCGGGCATGAACTGGATCAGGCCCGTGGCGCCGCTGCCCGCGAGGCTGCGCTTGGAGGGGCTGAACGTGCGGCCGGATTCCCAGGCCATGCACGCCATCAGGTCGTTTGCCGGGACGCCAAGCCGGCCGGCGATCTCGAAGGCTTTCGCCCGAAAGGTGGCGGACACTTTGGCGCCCCACGCGAGGGGCTGATCGGTCGTGCTCACGGCGCGCTCGCAGGCGGGTTTCCGCCATGCTCCCAGCCGGGTCTGAGCATTCAAGCGCGCGCCCTCGATTCGCCTTCACGCAGGGCCAGCCGGCCGCCCTTCGTCGGCACGTCGCGGGCTTCGATCCGCTTGCGCATCGAGTCCTCGACCTTGCGGATGGCCTCGATCACTTCGGACTCCGGGGCGTCATCGAGCGAACCATGCTTGAGCCGCAAGCGCCGCGCCACGGCGTCCAGTTCATCCACCACGGCATCGTCATAGCGCGGATGGTCCGTCCAGTGCCCCAACTCTTCGCCGCTGTCCGTGGCCTCCGTGCGCTCCTTCGTGAGCCCGATCAGGTTGCTCGGCTCGTCCAGGTCGAAGCCACGGGTGCGCGCGGTGATCATCAGCGGGTGCGCGCGCACCACGTTGTCCGGGATGATGTGGTGGATGCTGTTCTTCTCGACGGCACGCTCGATCTGCGCGGGCGTCATGCCTTCGGACTCCAGATGCCGGCGGTAGTTGGCTGTGTACGTGTCCCGATCGCTCAGGCGCACGAACTCAATCACCGGGGCGCCGTCTGCCGTGCGCCGCGGCTCGCCCGCATCGCCGTACTTGCCGTCCTCCTTGTAGATTGCCAGCTCCACGCCATCGAGTATCGGCCCGTACTCCTCCTTGAGCGCATCCAGTTCTTCCGCCCACTGGTCCGCCGGGAGCTTGCCCAACCGCTCCTTCACGTCCGCGCGCGCGGCCGCGGTGAGCATCACAGGACTCGGGCCGTCGCGGTGCTGCATGCCCATCCCGAGCATGCCCAGCACGGTCATGGCCGTGCCCTTCGGGATGCCGTGCTCGCCCATGACCTCGCCGATGTCGCTGAACGACATGGGCGTGACCATTTCCAGCGCGGCATCGGCGGGCGTGACTTCCTCGCCGATCAGGTTCGAGCCGGAGAGCGTGTTCACGATCGCGCCCGGCACAGGCGCCAGCTTGGTGCGCAGGAAGCGGCCGATCACGCTCGCTGCGGAGCCTGATCCGAACGGCAGCTGCCCGTCCTTGCCCATCTTGTGCGCCGGCACGTCCTCGCCCAGCGCGCGGCGTAGGTCGGTCAGCGTGTAGTCGGGACGGATTGGCTTCACCTTGCCGGCGCCGCTCACCGTCTCGCCTGCACCCAGCCGGGCGACGAACGTCGAGACTTGCGCCAGGCCCGCGAGCGGGTCCAGGTACGTGTTGCCGACACGGATCTTGCCGAAGTCCGCGGAACGCGGGTCCAGCCCGATCAGCGGCTTGTCGGAGTCATCGTCCTCGCCCAGCGCGAAGGCCGCCAGCGAGGACGCGATGCTCACGCCGATGAGGAAGCGGGCGTACTCGGCGACGATCATCTTGCGCGTGCGCGGTGTGCCGCCGTAGAGCGGCTGGCCCGCGAGCAACTGGAAGCGCGACGCCACCAGCTTCGGGGCGAAGAACACGGTGTTCAGCGCCTGCGCCGCGTTCTCGTTCTTGACGCCGATCTTGCCGCGGCCGGTCGCCACGTTGATGTAGTTGGCGATCGCCTTGCCCTCGGCGTCCGTCAGCTCTGCCCGGCGCCCCAGCGAAGCGGCCATCGCGTCGAAAGAATCGGCGCGCAGCTTGTTGAGGAATGACGTGTACGCCCGGCCGGAGCCGCGCACGAGTCCACCACCCAGCCATGCCGGGAAGCGCTCCAGCCAGCGGCTCGCGTAGACCTCCTCGATTTGCGTCAGCGGGCCGGAGCCGATGCCGGTCAGCTGCAGGCCGTACTTCGCATAGAGCGGCGCGTTCTTCCGGCTCTCGATCTCCGAGCGGACGCGATGCTCGGCCTGGTCGCTGGCGAACGCACGCAGGGATGGGCCGATCGAGCTCGCGGCGCGGAGCGGATGCCCATAGGTGATGAACCCACCCTGCCGCAGGATGCCGGACAGATCGAAGCTCGTCATCATGGCGCGTGCCAGGTTGAACGTGTCGCCCACGGCGCCGAACACCTTGCCGATCGGCGTCCGCCTGCGCATGGTGTCCTCGAACTGGTGGCGCAGGAACTCGTACTTCGCCTTTTCGAGCTCGAACATGGCGCGCTGATTGGCCTCGCTCAGCGCTCGCGGGATGCGTGGCCGCGCCGCGAAGTCGCCGCGAGCGATCCGGTCCTGCAGCTCCGCGATGCGCTTCTCGATTTGCTTGCCGCGCATCTCCTGATAGCGGCCCTCGGGGTCGCGCACCGGACGCAGGCGCTTGCGCAGGTCGGCCAGCTCCTGCTTGCGGGCCGCGACCTCTGGGCTGTCCACGGTCGTCTGGCCGCGCGGCGGCTTGGGCTGCCCCGCCTCCAGTCGGTCGATCTCGTTCTGCAGGCGGACCAGCTTGCGCATGTCGCGCAGCTCCTCCTGCGCCTCCGTGAGCGTCTGCGGCGCGCGCGGCGCCGTCTGCACGAACAGGGCGCGCACCTCGTCCTCGGCCAGCGAAAGGCGCTTGGCTGCGGCGCTAATGACGGCAGGCTCACCGCGCAGGCCCTCGCCTACCAGCGCCTCGATCAGCTTGCGCACGTCCTTGGGCGTGATGTTCGCCGGGTCGATGCCGGCCATGACCTCGGCCACGGTGGCGTCGGCCTTGATGGGCTTGTCCAGTTCAGCCCGTGCGGCCTTGAAGATGTTGGGGTGCTCGGCCTTAAAGCGGTCGAACGCATCGCCCAGGTCCGCGCGCATGGCGCTCACCCAATCGGCGAACGTCGCTGCGCCATTGGCGATGTGGTACGCGCCGATGATCGCGTAGTCGGCGAACAGCTGCGGGCCGATGACCGCGCCCGACTGGCGGCGCCGGCTCTGGACGCCCTGATTGGCAGCCAGCCGCGCGCGCGCCTCGTCGGCGGCCTGACGCAGCGAGGACAGCGTGCGGCGCTGGCGCGTGGGGCGCACCATCTGCGCCACGGTCGTCTCGTAGGCGGACTCCGATGCCGCGTTGCGCACACGGTCCTGCAGCTTGTCCACCTTGGCCTGCAACTCGGCGATCTTCTCGGCCATCGCCTTGACCGTGGCCGACTCGTCTTGCGTCAGCGGACGTTCCAGGCGCGCGCGCTCCTTGCGTTCCAGCGCCTCGAACGTGAAGTCGGCGCGCAGCATCCGCTGGCGGAACTGGCCGAAGCGACCCCATTCCGTTCCGGCGTTCACTGCGGCCATGTCCACGCCCGTGATGCTGGCCTCGGCCTCATCCCACGCGCGCCTGGCGACCGCCTTCGCGTCCTCGCTGGCGTTCGGGTCGGCCAGCTTCTTCGCAGCGGCATCGCGCTTGTTCAGCAACTCGGTCTTGTAGACCAGCAGCACGGCCTCGTCAGCGAGCGAAATTCCTTCCGCGCCGCCGCGAGACAGCCGCGCCACCGCTTCCGGGCCAGCGAGCGAATCTTCCTTCACCGCGCGCATGGCCTCGTACAGCGTGGCCTCGTTGCTCTTGACGGCTTCGCGCAGGATCGGGTCGCGGTTCGCAGCCGCGCGCTCGGCGTCGGTGACGGCGTTCTTGGTGCCCGTCGATCGCATCGGCGCCGGCTTGCGCAGCTTCGACAAGATCTCGTCAAGCGCCGTCAGCGCCGCAGCACCGTCGGTGTTGGTGAAGGCCGTTTGAAGGGCGGCAAGGTCGATCCCCGCCGCCTTGGCCGCGTCGATCACGGAAAGCAGCCGGCCCTCGGTGAGCACGCTGCGGGCGCTACCGAAGTCGGGCTCGACGTTTTCGAGGATGCTCGGACGGCTCGGATCGAACGTGCCGCGGTTGGCGGTCGCTGACTTGATCTGCAGTGGGTCGAACACGGCGAAAATGTCAGTCGGCTCGGAATACGATTGGTGTGCCGAATCCTCTGCATTCCGGAAAATAACGCCGTCGTGACCCCCGTCACGCGCCTGCTGCACTGCCGCAGAAAAACTGAACTCCCGGTATTCGCCGCCGCCGTATTCGACCACCAGCGGAGTCTGTAGGGAGAGGTAAACTGGGATTACGTTAGCCCCCGTCACCCCGCCGCCCGCTTCGTCAATCCATTGAGAGTCCAGCATGTCCTGCTGGCTGAATTTCTCGGATGCTGCTGCCAGCCGCTCCCTCATGGGTGCGGAGAGCACCTCGCTTTGCGCCGCCCGCTTGTAGATCTCGTTGCGCAGGGCGGGCCGGCTCTCCGAAAGCATGGCGTAACCGGACGCGACGACCGGGCTCTTAGCGAAGAAGAACGCCCCCTTTGCGGACTTTGCTTTCGTGCTGGCGCCCAACGCCATTTTGGAGAACGCCTCAATATCAGCAGCAGTCCCGTGATACACCACCAGCGGCTCGCCGTTGTCGTCCACCACCTTCGACCCAGCAAACCATCGGCGAAACGCGGGCGTCTGCGTCTGGTCGGCAGCCGTTGCATCCACCGCATCAATGTCCGGCCCAAGCTCGCCATTCGCCGGCTCGTTCACCGCCTGCCATGCGTTCTCCAGCAGCGCGCGCACGTCCTCGTCGGTGAATTGGTGCCGGCCGAAAATGTCATCCACCATCTCCTTGAGCTGGCGCAGGAAGCTTTCGATCGCGCGGGTCAGGCGCTCGCGCACGCCTTCGGGGACCGGCACGGCATAGCGGCCCTCGATCTCGGCGAAGTTGCCAGTGCGGATAGCGGCGGCCAACTCGGCAAGCGCTTCCTCGGCGGCCAGCAGGCGCTGATTCGGACGCAGCGCGCGCTCGGCGGCGATGGCATCCGCCACGGCGGCGACGGTCGGGTTCTGCAGCGCGATCCCAAGCGCGTGATCCAGCTTGTCGCCCAGCAGCGTGCGCAGACCTTCGTGGCCGGCAATCTCGTGGGCAGCCGTCCACACCGCGCGCGACGGAGTTCGCAGCGCATCGGTGAACAGGTACACCGTCTTGGTCGCCGGGTCGTACAGGCCGGACGTGCGCCCCTTCCCGCCGCGCTGCTCCGCGCGACGCTGGACGCCCAAGCGGCTGCGCTCCGGCAAGCCATCGTAGCCGCGCAGGAAGATGACCTTCTCGCCCACCTTGCCCAGCGCCTCGTTCACGGCGGTGCGCAGACCCAGGCGCTCAGCATCGGCCTCACCCATGCGGCGGGAGATTTCGGTCAGGTCGGAGCCGGCGGGCTGGACGCTCTCCAACGAATCATCCGGCACGCTTGCCTGCTCCGGCCGGTCGCCAGCGAATAGCTCGCCATCGCCGGCCAGCATGTCCGTCCGGCCAGTGCCGGAGCGGCCATTCCGCGCGTCGTCACGGCTGCGCTGCGCCGCGTCGGTGAAGTCGCGGGCCGTGGGCGCGCCGAACAGGCCGGCGCCTTGCGTGGGCGCTACTTCGCGCGGGGCTTCGGCTCGGGGGCTTTCGAGTCCGAACGCGGGCGCTTGTTCGCCGGATTCAGCAGCGGCTTGCCCTTGCGGTTCGCGTCCAGCGTCGCGTCCACGATCTTCCTGCGTTGCTCGGGTGTCAGCGCCACGGCGCGGCTCCTTGGTCAGTGCGAACAGGCGTGCAGCATACGCCCCGTCCGATTCGTTGGCGGCCTGATGCACGTCGATTTCGTCGGCGCCCGCATCCTGCGCCTGGCGCACCAACTCGGACAGGCCCAGCGCCTCGGCTGCGTCCTCGTCGGCGATCTCGACCTGATACTCCTCGCGCATCCGGCGCACGGCATCCTGATGGTCGGCCTCGGCGTAGTCGTTCACCTCCAGCAGCGCGGCGGCGCGCGCGTCGGCGTACTCCTGCGAGGTCTGGCGGGCGTATTCGACGAACCGCTGTTCGATGGGACGCAGGGATTCTCCAGCAGCAGCCTTGTCCAGCGCGGCGGTAGCCTGCTTCTCGGTCAAACGCGCGTCCGGGCGGTTGCGCCAGAACTGCGACTCGCTGCCGTCCGGCGCCGGCTGCCCGACCCACTTGGTCCGGCCCACGGCGTCGCCCATCTGGTGCGCCCACTGGTCGTTGTCGTCCACGGCGAAGTCGGGACGCGCGCGCAGCAGCTTTCCGCCCCGCTCGGCCCAACCGATCTCGCCGCGCAACTCCTGCGGGTCTGCGGTGAACGCCGGCAGTTGGTCGTCTGCGCGGCCCTCGATGGCAAGGTCGCCCCCCGCTGGCCGGGAGCCGGCCGGCGCAGCGGGAGACTGCACGGCCGGAGCCGGATTCTGGGCGGCGCGCTCCTGCGCCTGCATACGCATGGCAGCGGCGGCGCGCTGCACGAAGTTATTGGTCGCCGCCGCACCATCGGCGTTCGATGCCGGGGACGAGGCCGGTTCCGATGGTGCGGCTGGCGTTTGAGCGATGGCCCCGAGCGCCTGATCGACGACTTCGGGCGGCAGGGAATTGAGGATCGCCGGCAGGTTCGCCAGCATGGCGTCAATGTCGGGGGTCGATTGAGTGGGCGCCGCTTGGGCGTCCTGCTCGGCGATTGGGGCGGCTGGCGCGGCCTTGGCAGCCGGCGCGACGGGCGCGGCACCCAGCGCGGCATTGCCGGCGGCAAGGATGGCTGGGTCGATGGCGGTCGTCGGGGCAGCCTCCGCAGCCACAGACGCTACCGAAGGCGCACGCAGCACATCCACCGCGCCGGACAGCACGCCGCCGGGGGCGCCGATCAGCGTCCCGAGCGCGGCAGCCTGCCCCACGCCCTCGCCAGCCGGGCGGCCAGTGGCGATGTTCTGGATGATCTGGTCCGCGCCTTCCTGCGCGGTTTCCGTCGCGATCTCGCCCAGCGCCGGCACGGCAACCCGGCTGGCGGTGGATGCGGTGACGCGCGCCGCGCTGCGCCCGGCCTGGCCGGAGATCAATCGCTCGATCGCGGAACCACCGGGGACGGCCGATGGCACCGCGGCGTTCAGCGCCGTGGACGCGGCGAACGTATCCGCTGCGCGCGACGCGGCCTCGCGCGGATCCATGCCCTGCGCGATCAAGTCGGCCTCGACCTGCTGCGCGTTCTGGCTGCCGGCGCCCACGGCCTGCGCGCCCACCGTGCCCAGCACGCTGCCGGGGACGAGTTGCAGGAACTGCGGAAGCTGAGCCGCTGCCTCGGTTCCCGCGTAGCTCGGGTTCCGGGCGAGGTAGCCCAGCGAATCGACGAAGCCCTCGGCCTGCTGGAACTCGGCGGCCTGACGCTTCGCCTTCAGCGAGAGCCCTTCCTGCTCCACAGCGTTGTTCCGCGCCAGTTCGGCGCGCGTGCCCTGCACTGCGGCGGGCTGCGGAATCAAGTCGGACGGCACCCCAGCGATTCGGCGGCTGATCGTGTCGGCCGCACGCATCGGCGTCCCGTACTGCGACGCTGCGTTGAGGATGTTCACCGGGGCGCCCAGCACGCCCCCGACGACGTTGTTCAGCCCTTGGCGGACGCGGGTCGCGGTATCGCCCAGCGCCTCGCCCCAACTGCGCTCGGTCTGCGCGGCATCCGGCCGCACCACGACGGGCGCCAGCTCGGTGACGTGCCCGACTTCGCCCAGCGGCGCGTTCGGGATGGCGGCGCGCGGCGCCTCACCCGGCACCAGGTCGGCGAACATGCTGGACGCCTGCGGGGCCGAAGGCTTCTCCGCCGCCGGCTTGGCCGGCAACAGGTCATCGAACATCCCGTCTGCCATTACAGACGCCCCGCCAGCTTGCTGTAGCCGCGCTCCTTGAGTCGCGCCTTCACCGCGCCGATGGGTGCGCCCGCGCTGATGGCGGCGCGCGCCTCAGCCAGCACGCTTGCCTCCGCGGCGGCGGCGGTCGGCGGCTTGCCGGCACTCGACGACGAACGGGGAGCCGGCGGCCGGTTGCTCTTGGCAATCGCCGCGGCCGTGCGTTCCTGCCCCTGCTGCGTGCGCGCCTCGACGGCCTGGATGCCGGCCAGCGTCTGCGGGAGCGGGATCAGGTCCGCGTCGCCCAGCGTCGCGCCGTCGGCCATCATGTTGCCGCCGACAACGCGGATGGGCTGGTAGTCCTTGCCCTCCATGTAGGCGCGCGCGCGGTTGTAGGTCGCCGCATCGGGCGCCGATGGCAGCGTGGGCGACGTGCCCAGCGAATGCGCGTACATGGCCGTTTCGTCCGCATCGACAGGCACCGGCACGGCCGGCGTGCCAAGCAGCGCGCTCTGCGCGATCTTCGCCGCCACGTCGTAGCCCGGCCGCTGGAACTCACCCAGCTTCTTCATGTCGATGGTGGAGTTGCTGCCAAGGATGTTGGCAAGCACGCCCTGCGCCTCGGGCGAGAAGCCCAGCGTGCCCAGCGCCTCGCCAGTGATGGCCTGCCGGTTCTTCAGCCGCTCGTCGTCGATCATCGCCAGGGACCGCGCGCGCCGCGCCTGCTGCAGCTGCTCCTCGGTGCTGTACGTTTTCTTGAGCGTGTCCTCGTAGACGCCGGGCGTGCCGATCTTGCCGCCCAGCGCCTCACCGAGCGCGCGGAAACCGCTGTAGGGGTCAGCCATCTCTAGCCTCCGTAGCTGTTGTAGCCGAAGGCCGTGGAACCCGTGGCGCCAGCCGAACCCCCGCCGCCACCGCTGGCACCCACCGCGCTACCCGCGCCGCTCAGGAGCGAGGCCAGCGCGTCCTGCCCGGCGTTGCGCCGCGCCGCGCGCTTCACCCGCAACTCGTCCAGCCAGTTGAGCCCCTGCGCCTCGCGGCCGATCAGGCTCAGGTCCGTGGCGAGGTTGCCGTAGCCGAAGGACTCGCCCTGCCGCTGCAGGCCGGCCGCGTCGATGCGCGACAGCAGGTTCGCCGTGTCGCCCGAATACTTCATCACGTCCGCCGCGTCGTTGGCCGCGTCCGCGCGGAACGTCGCCGAGCCGATCGCAGGCGTGAGCCCGGCCTCCACGCGGCCACGGTTCGCCCGCAACGTCTGCATGTAGTCGTCCAGCCGGCCGGCCTGCTCGTCCTTCGACGTGCTGCCCTCCAGTTCCTGAATCTGGTTGTTGACCTTGGCATCGGCCTCGCGCTGCTTCAGTCCCTGGTTGCGGATCTGCTCGAACAGCGCGTTGTCCGTGCGCCGCTCGGTCTTGCGCGTGTTGTCGTAGCTGACCGCCGCGCCGCCGACTGCCAGCGCCAAGCCAACGCCTACCGCCACCCAGCTCATGCCGCCTCTCCTTCGATCGCCGGCAGTTCCGGCTCGATCACTTCGGCCTCGATCTGCGCCAGGTCGGTGCTGTTCGTGACATGGACGGTCACCATCACAGAGTCCTCATAGGCCAGCAGCACGCGCTTGGTGCCGGGGTGCGTGGTCACGATGTCGCCGGCCACCAGTTCGGTCATGCCGTCGTCGGTCTTGCATTGGATCCGGCCACGGGTGATCAGCAGGAAGTGCTGCGTCTTGTGCAGTTTCCCAACCAACACGGTGCCGGCCGGGACGACAAGCTCGCGCAGGTACACGCCCGGCGCGAAGTGGTGATAGACCTCGCTCTCGGTCGTGCTGCCCGGCATGTCGCGCAGGACTTGCTCGAACTTCTGGATCGTCTCCAGCGACGGATTGCGCGGCATGTCCGCCAGCGCCTGCAGGGCTTCCATGTCGTTCACGGCACACCGCCGTAGCCGCCGGGGACCACACTGCCGCCATAGAGCGCCTGCTGCGAGTCGTACAGCGCCTTGCGCCGCTGCTGCGCGTCCTTCACGTTGTCGGCGAAGGTCTTGGTCGCGCCGAAGAAGTCGCCGATGCCCTGCGCGGTGGAGGCCGCCTTGCCGGCCTCCAGGTTCGAGCGCATCGCCGCCGCGGCCTGTTGCGCCGCCGTGGTCGCATCGAGCCCGCTGGTCGCGAGCGAGATCAGCCGCGCGCGCGCATCTTGGTCGGCCGATTCGAGATTTGAGCCGATTTCCAGCGCCCGGCGCTGCACCTCCAGCGTGCCCTTGCCATATGCCTTGCCCAGCACCTTCTGCTGGTCGTTCTGCGTGCTTCCGCCGATGACGCCGCCGCGCGCCAGTGCGAACTTCAGATCGCGGTCATTGTTCACCTTCTGCTCGTCCAGATCGCGCTGCAGGTACTGTTGCGACGCCGCCACGGTGTCGGCGATGTCCGCCCCGCGGCCGGGGTCGTTGAACACGCTGTTGATGCGGGCCTGAGCTGCCTTGATGGACGCCTGACGCTCGGCCTCCATCCGGTTCGCTTCGTCGCCTGCCTTGTTGCTTCCGCCGCCTCCGCTCATCGCGTGGCCTCCTTCGTTCGTGCGAACACCACGGCATCGCGGCCGTCGGCGCAGTAGCCCTTAAGCACCCCTTCCCGCGTCATGCCCAGCCCGCGGATGTACCACTCGTGCGCAGCTGTTCGGCTCGCCAGCGCGGTGATCTGGATGCGATGCGTGCCCGTGTCGAGCAGTTGATCAATTTGGCGCCGGCACACCTTCGTGATCGCGCGCCAGTAGCGCACCCATGCGTCGGGCGTGCCGATGCCCCACGTCTCCAGCACGCCGTCGCGCAGGTACTCGAAGCATCCGGCTGCCACCGGCAGGCCGTCGCGGGACACGAGGACGTATTTCAGCCCGTGCGCGACGATGTAGGTCTGCGCAGCAATCTCCGGGTCGTAGGGCTTGCCGGTCATCGCCGCGAACTGCTCGCGCTCGTCCGGACGCAGCCGGTGCGCCAGATAAGCGAAGTCGCCCACGGTTGGCACGCCGACGCGGATCTCGGGGATTGCCTGGCGGTCGCCGTCGGCCATCAGGGGCCGTTTCCAAGGTCGAAAAAGGACAGATTCACGGCGTTGACGCGCCACGACGCGCCACCGGCAAACGTCAGCTTCACCGAGAGCGTCGGCGCGCTCACCGGCAGCGGGATGATGCCGCCGGGCAAGGTGTCGTTGTCGAGCTGGTAGGCCGGGGTCATCACGCTCACGTTCCGTTGGTCGTAGCCGATCTGGATGCTTGGGCCTTGACCGGTGCCGATGTAGTCGAAGCCCTCCAGCATCTTCGTCACGCCCGGCTGCCCGAAATCGAGCCACGGCCACCAGACGGTCCCGGTGAAATCCACCCCAACCCCAGCCACTTCATCGCTCACCGCGTCCTCATCCACGCGCGAAATCGCATTGCCGTGGCGGATGTAGAGATCGTCACCAAGCTGCGCGAAGCATTCAATCGCATAGGGGAAGAAGTAGCGGCTCCAGTTCCCCTTGCGCCCGCTCATCGTGTAGACGTAGGCCCACGTCTCGCCCGCGCCATTGGCCGGGAAGCAGCCCCAGAACTGGCCGGCGCCGGGGTAGTAGGTGCTCACCACCTTGCCGCCCACGCCAATGAAGGCCGCCGCGGCGCGCACGAGGTCGTCCACCGGCTCGCCCACGTCGCCGGCCGCCAGGTTCTCAGCACCCGCGGCAATGCCGACGCTGCGGAATCCCTTTTGCGAGAGGAACAGCAGCTCGTTCGCCACCGGCTGCGCGGCCTTGGGCCACGTCGAGCCGATGCCTTCCATCTGGTCGAGCAGCGCCATCGCGGCCGGGTCAGGATCGGCCTGCCAGTTCTGGAAGCTGCTGGCGTTGAACGCGACCAGGTTGCCGCGGTACTGCTGCAGCACCGCCATGTCGTTCGAGTTGGCCGACTGCAGGCCGGACGGCAGGTAGCCGGCGTCCTGCTCCGTCGTCCAGTCCAGCGGGTTCGCCGTGGCCGAGAACCGGATGATGTCGCCATCGACCGCGAACACCTTGCTCGCCATGATGATGACGACCTTTGTATTCGGGCAGTTCTCGTCCTCCACCCGGCGCGAGGTGGCTTCCCACGCGATCGTGTTGTCGCCCACGCGCTGCCCGACCACCGTCGGCCACGTCGGCTCCACCGCGCCGGAGCGCAGGATCGGCCGCGCCTGCCAGACCAGCCGCGTCAGCGCGACGGCTTCCCAAATCACCTCGTTGTCGATGACCTGCACGCCCAGCGCAGACGGCCACACCGGCTCCACGTCGCTGCTCGTGCCGATGGCGGGCTGCACCGCCTTGTACATCAGCCCCTCGATGGCAGAGGCGTCGAGGTTCCAGGCGAAGTTGTCGAAGGAGGACGAGCGGTGCGCGTTGCGATGCACCTTCCCGCCGATTGACACGAATGCAGCGCCCGGAGGTGCCGCGCTCGTGACTGTGGACGTGCTGTAGGCGCCGTTATTGCCGGACGTGACAAGGCTTCCGAGCACGTCGTCGCCGATCTGCGCCATCGCGGAGTCGTACCAGCGCAGCAACACCTGCCCCGGATTGAACCCGGACGGCGCAGCGCCCTGCGCGTACCGGCACGTGCCCGTGACCATGACGCCGGCCGTGTTCACCGGGTACGGGTCGTGGATGATGAAGATGTCCGCCACCACCCCGTCGCCGCCGTCCTGATCGCAGCAGTAGACGCCCGTGTCAGGGTTGCCGGTGGCGATCGCGAAGCCCGGATCGAACGTCCAGCCCGTTGCGTCTCCGGTCTCGAACCCGGCGTTGGTCAGCGTCGAGGGAACTTCTGGCGGCGTGGTGCGCGGCACGACCAGCGCGCCGGGAGCGTAGAGTTTGCCGGGCTGCCACTTCGGGGTCGCCAAGGCTATTTCTCCGCCCGCGTTTCGGTACCGCCCGTGTTGGGCCGGTTGCCGCCGGGGTTGTCATAGCGCGGCGGGACGCCCGGCGGCGGCGTGGTCTGCCCGCCACCGCCCGAGTCCGCGATGTCGGCTTCCTCGGTCACCAACGCGCCGTCGGATGCAATCCACGTCGGCTCGGTCGTGCCACTGCGCGCGGGCGAGCCATACGCCTCGATGCACACGTACTCGTAGCCGTTGAACACCGTCGGCTCCACCACGTCGCCGACCGCGTGCTCGACGCCAGCGGCCCAAATCTCGCCGGGCTCGGTCAGCCGGAACGCCTTGTAGGCCAGCCCGTTGAGCACCGTCGGGCTCACCAGGTCATACAGCTCGTAGGTCGTGTCCGCCTGCCACGTCTCGGCGCCCAGCAGCCAGTAGTGGAACACCGCGCCGTCGGACCACTCGGCGACCACGTACAGCGCGCCCATCATCGGACCGGCGTAGTGGATCTCCACCAGCGTCGCCGCCGGGTCGGTCGGGTGCGTCAGGATCTCGTCGGTCACGCCGGCAGGCATCGCGCCAACGTTGATGCTGGAAAACACCACCAGCGCGCCATTGAAGGCGCACATGCCGCGCGTCCCGGCGGGAAGCACGTAGTCCTCGACGGTGCCCGGCCGCGACACGATCGACCCGCTGGCATCGACGTAGCCGTTGATGAGGTCGTACAGCGTCTTGTTGCTCGCACCGCCCTTGATCTTGCGCCGGTCGATTCCGCCTTCCGCGGAACTCAGTTGCTGGAGTCGTCCGGCCATATCAGTTCGGCGGGAACGGCACGAGGGGCTTCGGGGCGACGTAGATCATGTCCGCCCTGCGATTGGTGCCCGGCACATAGCGCCGTGTGTGGTGCGCCCCGGCCACCATGTTGTCGATGAACACCTCCAGCTGCTGCACGTAGTTCTGCGCGTCCGGCTGGCGGTAGTGCGCCTTCGCATTGGACAGCGCGAGCAGGAACACGGCGCGATCGTCGATCGTCACCTTGTCCGCATCGGCCGCGAAGGCTTCCAGCCCGAAATGCCCCTTGATGACCAGCGAGCCGGACGTTTCCTCGGGGGCAGGCCAGACCTCGATGCACTGGCGAATCTCGTACCGCTGCGGGTAGCCCGTGCGGTCACTGTGCGAATACAGCTCCGGCGGGATGCCGCACACCAGCGGATACCAAACCTCGTCGCGCACCGCGCCCACCCACGTCACCTTGCGCGGGTCGAGCTTCTTCGTGCACACCTCGGCGTTGTCGGGCAGGTCGTACAGCCGCACGCCCGCCACCAGCGGCCACGAGAACAGGCGTTCGGTGCGCAGCACGTCATAGCGCCGGTACAGCAGTTCCTGCGCTTCGATGAGGAAGCTGTTGAGCAGGTCCGTCATGCCCGGCGGCGGGTTCGCAGCCTGCGCACCGAAGCCCAGGCGCGACATGAGGCTCGCGCGCAGTTCGCCAAGCGTCTTGGCGTTGGTCGTGTCGTCGCAGGTGCAGTTGTAGGAAGTGGTGACCGGCTCAGGCACCTCCACATCGACCTCCACCAGTATCTGGAAGGTTTCGGTGCGGTAGAACTCGCCTTGGTTGATCGGGTAATACCGAATCAGCGCGTCGCTGAGATAGTCCGGGAACTCGATCGGGTTTGGCACCCATGCCGATTGAGGCCCCGTAGGAATCGTCCATGTCGTGTCGGGGTAAGGGGCTGCCTCGTTTCTTGCGAACATCGCCCCGTCCAGGTAGAACAGGGCCGGGTTCCACGACGCGCCGTTGTCCATGTCTTGCGTCTCGTAGGACACGAACGTGAGCCGAACCGGAGCGTCGCCGCTGATAGCCAAGTCGAACAGGGCGCCAGAAACGTCGTTGCCTGCACTGGCTGCGATCACCACGCCATCGGACATGGAAAGCGCGCCTTCCGTCTCGTTCGGCGTGAAGGTGAACGAGAGCCCGGTTTCGGCAATGTTGGTCCAAGCCATCGCGATCCGCCTTGAAAAAAGGGCCGGCCTGTGAGAGCCGGCCCGTGGGTCTTGCCTCGTCGGGCTTACTTCGCCGACTTCTTCGCAGCCGCTTCCTTCGCGACCCTCGCCGCCTTGCGGGCTTCCTTCGCGTGGTTGGTCACCGCCGACTGCGGCGCGGCCTGGCGCCGGCCACGGCTGAGGGTGAAGCCGTCGAGCGCGCGGGCGCCGTTCGGATACGCGATCAGCACCGGGTCGGACGCATTGACGCGGCGATACTTGCCCTGCAGGCGCTGGAACTCGGTGTCTGCGTCCGTGGTGAACTCGCCCTCGTCCTCCTCGGCGTCCTCGATCACGCGGACGTTGTGCTCGCCGTGGACGACCTGCAGGATCGGCAGTTCGTGCTCCGGGATGTCCACCGTCACGGTGTCACGGCCGCGGTCGATGGCGACGGCGAGCAGCGGCAGGGTCTGCGTCTTGCCGTGCAGCGGGTTGTTCGGATCGGTCACTTCATCGTTCATGGCGTTGTCCTCAGGCCAGCATGTAGACGGTGGCGGCGGTCGAAACCTTGATCCACTTCGGCAGGTCGTTGCCTTCGATCATCCCGCCCGCGGGAACGGTCACGAGGGTGGCGTAGGCGTCGTCCACGCCGTCGTCATCGGAGCCCTGGACGATCAGCGAGCCAGCGGTGAAGTTGACGAACACGGCGGAACCGCCAGTGAGGAACGGACTGGTGCCCGTCTCGTAGGCGGTGTTCGTGAGAGCTTTCATGTCGAGCATGTCGAATACCTCGATGTGGTGAAGAAGCCCCGGCGAACCGGGGCGTCTTGGTCAGGCGATGGTGAGCACCGCGAGCGCGTTGCGGCGGTTGACCGTGAAGCCGTACTTGGCCGTCTTGGCGAAGTAGTGGACGTAGCGGTCGGGCAGGCGCTCGGGCTTGCGATCCACCATCCAGTTGTTCTTCACCGGACGGAACTTGATCGCGTTGTCGTTGAGGAAGAACGCGGTCTTGGCCCAGGTCGTGGTGCCGAGCAGCGCGTCGAGCTTGTCGAAGGTCGGATCCCACACCAGCGGGATGCCGTGGAAGAACGCATCGTTGACCGACGCATCGAGCGAGATTCCGCCGCGCAGGTTGCCGACGCCTTCGATCTGGCGGTTGATGGTCGTGCCGGCTTCCAGCTTGTAGCGGGCGAGGAACGCGGAACCCACCGGAATGAACGTCGGGGTCGCGCCGCCGTACAGCTGGCACGCCTGCCACATGCGCTCCATCTCGGTCAGCAGCAGGCCCGCGGTCGAGGCGATGCCGATGCTGGCGTTGTTCTGCCAGTACGGGTTGGTCGCCGCGTCGATGCCGCCCACCACGCCCGTCGCCGGGGTCGAGTCCACGAGGAAGGACAGGCCGGGGACCGCCTTGGACGACTGCGAGCCGTCGCGCAGCACCTCGTACGCCAGCGCCTCCTGCATGCCCATTTTCAGCGAGCGGTAGCTCACCTTGAGCAAGTCGATCAGCGTCTCGGCCTCGCTGGAGGTCGGGATCGCGTCGCTGTCGTCCTTGATGGTGATGCCGGCGGCGAGCAGACGGTCCTCGTCGAACCAGAAGCCGTCGTGCATGTTGTACCAGGTGAAGTCGGTCCACTTCGCCGGGTCGCGGTCGTTGTAGGTCACCTGGTCGGCGCCGAAGTAGTTCTGCGCGTTCGAGTTGTTGGTGACGTAGATCGGCTCCTTGAACGAGCCGTTGCCGAAGGTGGAGACTTCCTTGTGCTTGAGCAGCCACTCCAAGGTGGCGTGCTGGAAGTTCACCTGGTCGATGGGGTCTCCACGCTGGAACGTGGCGAGCGAATAGTTTGCGCCGGTCACCAGCTGAGCGGTCGTGAATGGCATGGTCGTGATCTCGGGAAAGGAATGGGTTTGAGTCCATCCACGTCCGAGGCCGGCGAGCCCTCATTACTGCCGGTGCGGGGCGCGACTCCCGCTTGCTGCTACCGTGGCGCGGTTGTCAGCCGCACGGCCAGACTGCCCCCGCGTGGGGAGCAGTCAAGCGCATAGCGTTACGGCGTCGCCGCCGCGATCCCCTGCATCATCGCCTCCATCGGGTCGTCGGTCGTCGGCATCATCGCCGGCCGCGGGCCGCCAGCACGTACCGGGCCGGGCGTGGGCTTGGCCGGGGCCACGGGCCGGGCCTGCGCTGCGAGTGCCTGATAGGCCAGTTCGGTCGCCGCTGCCCACTGTGCCGGCGGGAACTGCTGGCGGATCTCGGCCACCTTGTCGTTGAGTGCCGGGCGGATGGCCGCATAGTTGGGATCGGCCAGCTTCGCCGCCTCCCACTGCTGCAGGCTCGCGATGCCCTGCTGTTCGGCCTGCTGCTGCGCCTGTTGGGCTTGGGTCTGCTGGGTCGCCTGCTGCGTGCGCTGGGCCTGCGCCGCGGCCGTCTGGCGCGCCTGCACCAACTCCAGCGCGGCGGCGCGCGTGATGTCGCCGTCGTCGATCTGCTGGCGCAGGTCGGCATGCTCGGCCAGCGGGTCGAACACGCCCGGAATCTCCTTCCCGAGCGCCTTGGCGATGGCCGCGTACTCCTCGCCCACCACCTTTAACGCCGCCTCGACCGCTGCGCGATCGCCGTTCCGGCCCTTGCTGATCGTGCCCATGTAGTCCAGCACGCGGGAGAAGTCCTCCGCGCCACAACCCGTGTCAGTGACCATCTGGATCAGGTCGTCGCCATCCTTCGCGCGCTTGGCGATCTGCGGCAGTTCGGCCGGGTCGGTGATGCCGGCAGCCTTCATCGCGTCGCGGATCGGCGCCAGCTCCTTGATCTCGCCGGCCATGCCGCGGAACCGCTCGGCGGCCTTGTCCTTGAGCTTGAGCCCGGCGATCTCGTCCTCCACCGCCTTGTCGGGCTCGCCCTTGGCGGCATCCGGCTCGGCCTTCGGGACGGCCGGGTCGGGCTTCGCGGGAATCTCCGGCTTCGGCTCAGGCGCGGCGTCCGGCTTCGGCGGCTCGGCGCCAGGCGGCAACTCGGGCTCCGGCATCTGGCCGGCGTCCTCGATGGCCTTGAGGAAGCCAGCGCCATCGGGTTCGGGGACAACTTCAGGGGTCGGCGCTTCGGCGGCAGCGGCGGCCGGATCGGGCGCGGCGGTGTCGTCAGTCGGTGCGGTATCGGGGTCAATCACGAACATGGGTCACTTCCTCGGCTCGGAAAGGGGTCAGGCTGCAACGGCAGTCGGGGGTTGCTCGGGTGCGCTCGGCGACTGCGGGCCGGGCATGCCGCCGGGTTGCGGAGCGTTCGGGTCTACGGGCATTCCCAGCACGGGCGGCGTCGGGGCGCCGGCCGGCGGCAGGATGTCGTCGATGTCCAGCGACTCGCCAGACCGCTCGGCCGTGATGCGCAGCAGCTTCTCGTAGGCGTCGGCCAGATCGGCGGGCGAGGATCCACGCAGCTGCGCGATCTGCCCGATGCCGCTCTGGAGCATCGGCAGCAGCTGGCTCCACGACTGGCGCTCGGCCGTCGTGTTGGGCTTGCCCGACGAGCCCGCGCGGATGTCCACGCTCACGAACTTGAGCAGGTCATCGGCCCCGGCGTACTCGGGCCAGAACGCATCCTCGCCCGCGATGGCCTGCGCGTCCTCCAGCGTGACGAACGCGCGCGCAACCTCGATGGTGTAGAGGGCCAGCTCACCGAGCACGCTCTCCATCTTGTCGCGCTGACCGCCCGTGCGCGCCTGGAACCCGGTCTGCTGAATCTCGGCCTCGGTCGCCGTCTTGGCGACGCTCACCGCGCCGGCTAGCGCCTCCTGCGTGCCGAAGATGCGCTCGATGGCGGTCACGATGCGGGACGTGTCGTACAGCGCCGGGTCCAGCGCGGCGTAGGTCACCGGCACCATCAGCCCGCGCAGGTCCATCTTCGGCACGGTCGTCTTGACCGCGACCATCTCCTGCGTCGTGCCGCGCGCCAGCTTCTCGGCGTCCTCGGCGTCCATCGCCCCGGCGTTGAACATCGTCTTGGGCTTGATCCGGCGCCGATGCTCGGCCTCGGCCGACTTGATCCGGTTCAGTTCATCGAGCAGCTTGGCAGCCCGGCTCACCTTGGACTGCGGATGCCGCTGGCCGTCCACCTCGGAGTCCGGCAGCACGATGAACGGGTAGAACCGGGTCGTGGCCGGCGGGTTCCACGAGGGTTTGACCCAGCACTTCACGCCCTCGATGCCCGTCAGCACGCTGTTGGAGTCGCGGTCCCAAATCTCCCACAGGGCCACGAAGTCGCCGGTCGTCGATGACCCCTCGGCCATGCCGCCCGAAATGTAGGAGTCCGCGTCGGTCGCCACGGTGTCGGTGTCCAGGATCGCCGACTCGCGCAGCACCATGACAGGCTTGCGGGCGCTGTACCGCGTGGCCGCCTGCATCTGCTCCTTGGTCACATCCGGAAACATGGCGCACGCATCGGCGTAGGGCATGAAGATCCGGTGCGCGTTCCACGGCGCGTCGAGATGGTCGGCAATCCGGAAGCCGGGAGCCACCACGAAGTCCTCGCCGGCCACCAGGTCGATCACGAACCCGCGCGCGACCACCGGCTCGGGCTGCGCACGCAGGGCCGCCATCTGCCGTTCGTAGTCGGCCAGACGCGACTCCGCATCCGAGCCCACCCACCCGGCCACGCCATCGGCCACCCGCTGCAGCAGCCCGGCGTCGCCATCCTCCAGCGCCTTCGCCTGCGCGCGCGCCTTCTGGATGTTCGCCTGCAGGTCGTTGATCGCCGTCACCGTCTCCGGGCTCGGCGCCGTGCGCTCCTGCCAGCTGGCCTTGAGCACGCCCAGCCCGATCGTCAGGCTCGAACGCACCCACGGCCTGCCGCGGCGCTTCAGGCTCGCATCCGACCACATGCGCGACCCGATGATCTCGCACGTCTCGCAGAACGCCTTCATGTCCCGCTGGCGCTTGGCGTACCGCTTGCGCATCGCCACGACCTGCTGCTCGATCAGCTCGGCCGTTTTGGCCTCTGACGCCAGCTGCCCGGCGAACATGGCCGCCTGCTGGCTCTCTGGCGAACCGATCGGGCCCGCCATGAGCGTCGCCTGCGCCGCTGCCTGCGCGCCGGCTTGTATCACCTCGGGCGACTGGCTCACCGCCTCCTCGGCCGCGTCCCTCAGCGCCTCCAGGCTCGGCGGGCGCATCACCGGACCCGGCGTGATGTCCATGTCCGGGTCCTTGGCGTAGAGATACGCTTCCAGGATGTCGATGTTCGTCCCGGCGATGTTCTCGTCCACCTCGAAGCCCGAATCGCCGCGCGCGTAGCGACGGTCCTTCACGTACTGCTTCAGCGCCGCGTCGTCGAACTTGCGCGTGTTCTCGATCCGGCTGAACCACCGGCTCACGTCGCCATACTCGCGGGCCTTGGCCGGGTCGGCGGCGGCGATGCCGTTGTGCATCGCTTCGGTCATGGTCTGGTCGGTCATCGGTAGAATCTCTCTCGCTGCGCTTCCGCGCGTTCGTCGTCACGGCTGGTGCGGTTTAACCAAGCCTCCGTGAACGGCTTGGGTGGCGCTTTCTTCGGGGGCGTCGGCTTGCTGGCGTCCACCATGTCGTCCAGCCCCCGCGCGAGCAGGCTGCAAACGTCCACCATGTCGTCGGTGCGGCCGTCCTGCCCGTTGAAGGCGCACAGCTGGTTCACCAGCCGATCGCCCCATTCGGTGTTGGGAACCCAGACGGTCCCCGCCGCGGCGCGGGCCGCGAAGCCCAGCGCACGGCTTGCCTTGTTGCCGGCGCTCGCCAGCCCCTCGCGGTGGACGAACGTCTTGGCCTCGCGCATAGCCTTGTTGATCGCGCCGTCGAGAGTGCGCAGGATCACGCCCTTTTCCTCGAAGGCGGTCAGCGGCTTGTTGCGGCGAATCATCGCCAGCCAGGCATTGATCCAGACGGACGGATCCTCCTGCCCGCTCCACCAATCCACGAACCACAGATCGCCGTTGTCATCCAAGCCGGCGCACCCGTGCTCGGTCCAGTCGGGGTCGCTGTCTGGGTTCTCGGGATCGGGGCCGGCGGCATAGTCGCTGGCGATGTACCGATTCAGCCGCTCTGGCTCGTTGCCCGGATCGAACCGCTGGAACCAGCGGCGCTTGAACAGCAGGCCGGCGGCAGATCGGCATTTGCCCTCCCAGACGTGCTCGTACAGGTCGTCGTTCAGCGCCTTGAGCTTCTGGCGCTCGGTGTCCATCGCAGGGTTGAACCACGGGTTGTCCCGCCAGTTGATCTCCTGCACCCACGCATCCGGGTCGGTGTTCTTCACGAACCGCTCGTAGACGTAATCGTCCACCTGGTCCGGGTTGAAGGTCGCCACGATCTCGGCGCCGGCCGTGCGGACGATCGTCGGAATCAGGATGTTCCACGAGTGGGCCGTGACGCTGTGCGCCTCCTCGACCCAGACGCGCGTCGCACCCTCAAAACTCTTGATGCTGTCTGCCGTGTGGTCCTTGAGCCCGGAGAACGAGAACGTCGAACCGGTCAAAAAGCACCGAATCTCGGTTTTGAGCACGTCGAAGTAGGCCGCCACGCCCATGCGCACGATGTAGTCCTTGATGACCTGCATCGAGGATTCGGCCAGCGACTTCTGCACCTCGCGCACGCACAGGATGCGGTGACGGGCCTGCATCGCCTCCAGGATCAGCCATTGCGCGACCCCGTGGGACTTTCCGCCGCCACGCCCGCCGTGCATCACCTTGAACTGGCGAGGAGTGAACAGCCCTTCCAGCTTCTCGGGCAGCGAGACGTTGACCGCTGGGGCCGCGGTCATTCCGGGCGCACCAGATGCACGGTGACGATCGGCGGCGGAAGCGGGTTGTCCGGGTCGTTCGAGTGCTGAACCTTGTCCCCGTACCGCTTGGGCAGGAACTTGGACGCGAACCACTTGCGGGCGTCGATCTCGATCCTGGCCGCCTCGGGCTTGATCTCGCCCGAGTGCATCCGCTCGATGGCAATCTCGACCTTCTCGACCTGATCCTGCGCCAGTCCTTCAAGCGCGCGCGCGTAGCTGTCACCAGCGCCCTCACGCAAAGCCGCCGCCCGGAAGGTGGCCCGGTTGATTCCTACCTCGGTACAGGCAGCGTTCTCGCTCATGCCGCTCTCGACCAGTGCCAGCACGTCACGTACCTGCTTGCCTCGGTCTGGGGCTGGCGGCTTCTCGTCCTTGGCCGGCTTCTTGGCGGGAGCCTTAGCCATGCGTCACCTGCAGGTTCCAGTACCGCCAGCCAATGCGACCCCACACGCCGAATGCGCGGGCGTGCCAGTACGGATGGACCAGGAGCGGGCACCATGCCTGCATCCGGGGGGAGTAGAACCAGCGGACCTTAGCCATCTGCCATTGCCTCGGCCATCCGCTCCCGCCCGGCCCGGCTCACCGCGTACCGCCCGTCCTTGTGGATGGCGTATCCGTGGCTCACTAGGCCGTCCAGCAGCGCGTCGCCGCCCTTGTGGTGCTCCCGCCACTGGTCGCGGTCCACGCTGAACCGCTCGGCGAGGGTTTGCAGCCCTTGGGAGATGGGGTCGGCCGTCATGCTGCGTCGCCCTCAGAAACACCGGCTCGCTCGGGCAAGGAGTTGCAGGACCCACGGTCCGACCCGATCACCGGCTGCGGGCTGTTATGCACCTGCCCGCTGGCACTGCCGTATTCCTGGCGCCCGGCAGAGGCGCCTGTGCTGCTGACGAGCCCGAACATGCTGGCCGGCTGTTCGCCGCCCGCGTCCTCGTGGAACCCATCGCGGTCCCAATAGCCGCGCTTCATGCCGTCCTCCGCAGGTCGATCAAGTGCTCGCGGATGTCCTCGAACACGCCCTGCAGGCTCACGCTCAGCCCTTCGCCGCGGTCCCGGCTGGCCTGGTACACGCCCACGAAGGTGTGCCAGCGCCCTTTCAGGTCCGTGGCCCACTCCCTCGCGGCGGCATGCTGTTCGTGGATGACGTACACGCTCATGTCGTGGTCGATGTAGAGGTAACTGCTGCCGCGCCCGCCACGCTGGTTGGCCCGGACCCGATCGACGATCTCTGCCGCCGCAAGCCCGATGCAGGCCGGGTCCAGCGTGCAAACCGCCTTCGGTGTCCCGGACCTGTGCCGATGCGGGCGCACCCTTCGTGCCACTGTGTCGGACGCCTTGGAGCAATCAAGCGCATGTGTCATGGCGGATCTCCGGTGAACGGTTTCGTTTGCGGGCAGGACGCAGCCCGCGCGCCTGCGTCTCGTGGCCCAAGTCCTCGACGAGCCGGCGCGATAGCTCCAGCAGGCCAAGGTCGCGGCTGTAGGCGCCGATCAGGTCGCACTCGGCGGCGTCATCCAGCGCCTCGATGTAGACGGCGCCGCAGGGGTACAGGCTGACCGCGCGCGGCGATGCGTACTCCATCAAACCGCGCGCCGCGGTGTCGGCCAGCGCGCCGATGGGGCTCTTGCGGACGTTGCCGCACAGACGCTCGCTCATGGCCGGCCCTTCGTGCTGAGTCGATCCTGCTGCACCCACCCAGACAGCCACGCATCCCCCAGATCCCGCAGCGACGGCTTGCCGGCATAGGGATTGGCCTCGCGCTTCTTGCCCACCTGGCGCGCGGAGATGCCGGCGAGCTTGGCGCGGTCGATTTGCTGCTTGGTCATGGCGGCCGCTCCTCGACCAAGCGCGCATAGCCCTGGATGTCGTGCCAGTTGTCGGCGTAGTTCGGGTCGCCCGACAGCACGCGGGCGATCTTGTCGGCGATCACGGTCAAAGCTTGGCGGTGAATGTCCGGAAGCCGGTCCCACCCTTCCGCTGCCCGCATGTCGTCCTGTAAGGCTTGGGCGATCTTGGCGTGATTCGTGAAATCTCCGTAGCGCGCGCCGCGCTCTGCCAGCGTGTCGGTAACGGTCATGCTTCTGGTGCTCCTGTTGATCGCGTCACACCCACCGCGTCGAACGCCTCGTCCACCGACTTGACGACGTGGATAAAGCCCTTCCAGCCGGCGTGGAACTTCTCTTGATCGGGCGTCAGCTTTCGCGCGCTCGGCGGCTTTGCGCCGTCCTTCACTTCCAAGAGCGTGTGCCGCCACGGATAGGTCGGCCCATGCACCAGCAAGTCCGGGCAGCCGCTACCCACGGCAGATAGGTCGAGAACGCCGCAGCCAGCCGCGCGCAGGGCCGCGACGATCTCGCCGTGGTTGGCGTCCACCTTCGCTGCCCGCCTCATCGCGCGGCCTCGTAGAAGTATTCCCGCCGGCCCGGCGCGGTGCGCGCGAGCAACTTGCGCTTGATCGCACCCGTGTCCGTCAGCCGGGACAGGTACGCCGTCACCGTTTGGCGCGACAGGCCCGTCACGTCCACCACGTCTTGCGACGTTGCAGCACCCTCCTGGATCGCAGCCAGCACCATCGTCTTTTGCTGGATGCGGCTCATGAGGCCACCTGAAGCAGCCCGCGCTGCCACAGTTCCAGCATCGTCCGGTCATAGCCGCGCTGCCATGCCTCGAATTTCTCCTCGCGATTCATCGTTTTCCCCTGATCCAATTCCCGATGGCACGCCCTGCACCCGCTGGCGTAGAAGCAGTCGTGAGCCTTGAGTGCGCCGCCCTTTCCATGCCGGTGCTGGTTGCTGTGTGCCGGCTCACCCGGCCCGCCTTCGCAGCACGGAAGCTGTAGCTGGCACGGGATGGCGTAGGCCAGATCGAGAAGCGCGCGGTCTCGGTAGTTGCTCACGCCGACTGCTCCCGATCCGCTCCAGCCTGGAACGCCAGCAGCCACTCGATGAACGCGCTCGCCAGCTTCTTGCTGAAGCGGCGCGACTGCTCCCCGACCATCACGAATCCCGGATGATTGAGCGCAGGCACAAGCTCGATGTCGCCGAACTTCTCCCACTCGGGCTTCAGGTCAGGATCGGCCTTCGTGTCGTGCTTGAAAGCGTCGATCAGCAGCCGCTTCCACGCCTCGGCGGACAGTTTCTTGCCGTACAGCCGCTCGGCCTCGGCAATCTCGCCGATGATCGCGTGGTACTTCTCCTCCTGCTCGCGCGACTTCGCAGGGTCTGCAACCGTGATCGTCACCCGCCCGCCCCACTGGCGCGCGCAGTCGATTGCCATCTGCAGCGCAGTCTCGCGGCGGGGGTTTTCGGGGTCGAAGATGAAAAGGCGCTTCACAGGTCCGGCCCCGAGTGCAGATCAGCGAACACCATCGTTTCGTTGCGGAACGCCAGCCGGAACCGGCCAGTGGGTCCGTGCCGGTATTTCTCAACGTTCAGTTCGGCGATGCCACGGTCCGGCGTGTCCTCGTGGTACACCTCGTCGCGATACAGGAACACGATCATGTCGGCCTCGCGCGTGGCCTCGTCGCTGTTCGCGATGTCGCCCAAGTTGGGACGCTTGTCGCCAGTCCGCTTGTCCACCTCCGCCTTGACCTGGGCGAGCGCGACCACGGGAATCTCCAAGTCCCGCGCCAGCGTCTTGAGCCCGCGAGCGACTTCGGAAACCTCTTCGATCCGGTTGTCGGCCTTCGGGACGCGAATGCGCTGCAGGTAGTCCACGAACAGGACCGCCATGCCGTGATCCTGCCTCCATCGCCGGGCAACCCGGCAAAGCTCCTCCAGCGTCGGCGCGCTGCGGTCGTAGATCCGAACCTTCCGGTCCACGAGCTTGCGCATGGCCGCGCTCAGCATCGGCCAGTCCTCGTCCTCGAACTGCCCGTTGCGCATCCTCTCCGCCGGCACTCGCGACGTGGCGGAGATGGACCGCTGCCCGACCTGCATCGCAGATTGCTCGCCGGAGATCATGCCGATGGCATGGCCTGCCGCGGCAGCGTTCAGCGCCAGGTTCACCATCAGCGCCGTCTTGCCCATCGAGGGCCGCGCGCCGATGAAGATCAGGTCACCCGAATGGAACCCGCCGAGCCGCGCATCCATTCGCTCGTAGCCGGTCGGGACGCCGCGCAGTGCGCCATTGCTGCGGTTGGCCTGCTCCGCATCCTCCCATGCCATCTTCGCCGCCTGCTGCAGCGTGAACTCGCATTTCTGATCCGACTTCGAGAGCGCCATCAGCTCGCGAATCGCGCGGTCGAGGATCGCTTCGGCCGGCTCACGCCGCGCATCGAACCCTTCGGAAACCAGCTGCGATCCCACTTCGATGACGCGGCGCAGTACTGCCTTGCTCCGGACGATTTCCGCGTACGCCGCCACGTTCGCCGCGCTTCCAGTCTGCGAAGCCAGCTCGATCAGGTACGAGCCACCCGCTACGTGCTCAGCTAGGCCCTGAGACTCGAACCAGTCGCCAAGGGTCACCGAGTCGTACGGCTTCGCGGCGGCGTCCAGATCGCAGATCGCCCGGAAGATCAGCGCGTGGTCCCGGCGGTAGAAGTCCGCCTCGTCCAGCGCGATTCTCGCCAGCGCCAGGTTATCCAGCATCAGTGCGCCGAGGACGTTCTGTTCGGCCGTCACGTCTTGCGGCGGTACGCGCAGGTGCTCGACACGCTCGCGGCGGGGCTCGCCATACAGCGCCGCCATCTGCTCGACTGCCGCGTTCACAGATCCACCCGCTTGCGGCTCGCGCCGCCGCCGTTGGCCGACGAGCGGCTGCCGCCCTTGTCCTGCTCCTTGCCGAGCCACGAGTTGACGAACCGCATGGCCCCTCCTCGGGTTTTGCGTTTGCTGGGGTTGGCGATTCCCCACGCCCGCATCGCCCGAAGCTCCTGGCGAACGTCCACCGCGGGGTACAGGCCAGAGAACTCGTCCACCTGCGCTTCCGTCACCGGGAAGCCGCTGCCGTCGTTCAGGGGTATCTCGATGAAGGCAGGGCCATCGGCCAGAGCCGGCTTGTCCGGCGGCGGCCCATCTCCGACTCCGACTCCGACTCCGACTCCGACTAGAGCGGTGGATTCCGGTGAATCACCGTGAATCACCGCGGACTCCCGTGAACCCTCAATGGGAGCGGGATATTTCGACTTGCTCTGAACACGCTGACCGAAGTCCTGGATCTCCAGGTATCGCTTCCCGTCCGTTGCCGGGTACACCCTTACAAGGCCCGCTTTTTCCGTCGCCAGAAGCCACTTGCCTACGTCCGAGTCGGACACCTTCTCCAGCTTCAACGGGTAGCAAGCCGCCCGAATCAGCGAAAAATGGGCAGAGAACCGCCCATAGTCGTCAACCACCGACATCAGCCGGCGGTAGAACACCTCCTCTGCCCAGTTGAGCAACGCAATGCGCTCACTGGACAGGATTCCGTCGCGCACCATCCGCGTAGGCATCAGACGTACCTCACGCCGAAGTGGTTGGCGGCCAGCATTGAGAACTGGCTCAAATGCTCCTTGGTGACCCAGCTCTTTCCAGCCATGTGCTCGATCCAGCGCAGGGCTGCGCCGGTATCCTCTGGCTTGAAGTCATAGACCATCTCGCCATCGAGGAAGAACTCGAAAAATCCTTCGGTGAGCTTCACTGCGGGGAAATCCCGCTTTCGGCGAAGCTCCGCAAGCGCGATGTCCGCCAATTGATCCCCAGATTTCATGTTCAAGCCGCACGCTCGCTACCGGCCTGCAGCCGCGTCTCGAAGAAGCCGGCGCACTCGGGGTGCGCCAGCAGGTAGAGGCGCGCGAGATCGCCCTGCGCGTTGTTGTTCAGGCGAAACTCGATTCCCGAGTCCGACAGCGCGGTTTCGTGCCGCAGGTACTCCAGGATCGTCCGCGCGCTCCAGTGGCGCCGGCCCTTGGCCCACACCTTGTTGGCCTCGCGCTCGAACGCGATCCAGACGTGCCGGTTCTCCAGCAGCCACCCAGCGAAGCCGGGGCGGAACGTGTCGGCGTTGTCGCGCGCCAAGGCCAGCAGAGGGTCGCCGAACGGCAGGGACGGCTGCGCGCTCATGCGTCGCCCTCCACCTTCAGGCCGGCCGCACGCATGCGTGCCATTGCCTCGGCGGACAGTTCGGCCGACTGCCGGGCAAGCCGTTCTGCCCGCGTCGCCAGCGCCTGCACTTCCGCCGACACGTCGATCGCCTGCACCTGATAGCCGATGCTCGCGGCGTAGGCGCGGAAGCCTTCGTGCTCGCCCTCGATGCACGCCAGCGCGTACACCAAGCGCTCCTGCGCGTAGTTCAGCCGCTGCTTGTGCGCCGGGTCCAGGCATCGGGAAAGCCACTTCCCGGCGTCGATCGGATCCATCTCAGGGCGCAGCTTCGCGCCGACGATTTTGTTGCCGCCCGCCGCGTCGATTGCGATCTGCAGGCAGTCCTCAGGCTGGGTTCTTGGGCTCATGTGCAACTCGGTTGCAAGCGGTTGTAAGCGCCGCGGGTGAAGAATTTGGCCCGACCCCAAACGGATCCGAGCCAGTGGAATCAATCAGGAATCAGGCGCCCAACGTCACGACGCTGGTGCGGATATGCGGGAACTACTTCGCGGTGCGCTGGGTAGCGGGCCGCATCGTCATTCGTAGGCTTGGCAAGCGGGAGCCCTCCCCCGCTGTACGATCGGAAGTGCGACCCACCGACGACAGCGAGGAAGGACATGGACGATGCAGACATCCGCAAGAACTTCGAGCAGACCGACGCGCTGCTCTCGATCACGCTGGCGAAAGTCAAGGCGATGGAGCTGGCAGTGGCTGCTCTCATTGCGAGCCATCCGGAGCCGGGCCGGGCTCTGTCGATTTGGCACCGGACGCACCTGGACCTTTCGGACGAAGCGTTCGATGCGAAGGTGTTTCCGGCGTATCAGCCCCAAATGGCGCAGTCCCTCGCGATGTGGAGTCAGGGATTCGAGGCCGCAGCGAACCCAATCTAGGGATTCCGAGCCTCACGAACAGCGCATGCACCTCGATGGCGGCATTGATCCAGCGCGGGTCTGTGGCCGGCGGGTCAGGCAGCATTTCAGGCCGATTGAGCGGAAGCGGTGACACGTCAGGCCGCCTTGGCCTTCTTGGCGGGCGCGGGGCCGAACACGTCGGGGCGCAGGTCGTGGCGGGAGACGCCGGTGGCGGCCTCGATCCTCAGAACGTGCCGTGCTGCCACATCCAGGCGCCCGGTCACCCATTGGGAGATGAGGCTCGGATTGACCTCGAGGATCTTGGCCAGCGGCACTTGGCCGCCACATGCTTCAACTGCTTTGGCGATTGCGTTCATGACCGCTAACTTAGCGCGCCTAAGTGCAAGGCGCAATAGCCGGGCTAAGTGCGCCGACGAACGGTCAAGCCTAGGCTCCCTAGGCATGGCCGCCCCACTATCCGAGAACGAAGAATCCCGTCGCGCCTCCGCCCTTCTGAAGCGGCTGATCGGGGAATCTGAATGGACGCATGAGAGCTTGGCCGAGAAAGTCGGGGTCAGCCCGGGGCGCGTCTCTCAATGGGCGAGCAACCGCGGCACACCGCCGTGGGACAAGGCGCGCCTAGTTGCTGATGTTCTAGGCACCAAGCCGGCGCTGATCAGCCCGTCTTTCAGGCACTTGCGTGACGAATTCCTGATGTCGCACTTGGCGCGACTGGACGCCGAGATCATATCGGCCTCCCAGATTGCCGCTCGCCACGCCGCCCAGCTCTCACCGAGCCAGAAGCTCAGCCTGGACCGGCATGGCGAAGCCATCGCCGCGGGGATCCGGATTACGTTGGCAAGAGCCATTGAGCTTGAGGAGGGCAGTTATGACGAACTTGCACCAAGAGATGGAGAGGATCGCCGAATCGATCGCGCTTCGCGCCCAAGCGAAGATCGGCGGGCGCGGGCGCCTAAAGCTGCTCACCCCGGCAAACGTGCGGCTGCTGGTTCCTGATGCGGGTGAACACTGGAAGCTCGACCAGCAATCGCGCGACATCATCTATCGCCGGGTTCGGGATCTCGCCCGCATGTATTCGCTGGCATGGCTGGTAAGGCAGGAAACCGAGCATTGCGAAGGAGCGCTCGAACAGCTTGGAGACGATGAGCTGGCGGCGCTTAGGGACAAGATGGAACGCGCCCGGGAATGCCGGGTCGAGGGCATAGGTTTTGACGAGGCCGGCTTAGTCCGACACAGGGGAAATGATCATGAATAAGGCTATTTTTGGTGCAATCTTGGCCGTTACGGTGGCAGCCTGCGCTACCGCAAAGCCTATCGCTCTGGGGAACGACTCTTACATGATCTCGCAGACCTCCGCGGGCGGTGTGTTCAAGTCGATGGGCTCGCTGAAAAGCGATGTCATTTCGAGAGCCAACGCGTTCGCGGCCTCAAAGGGGAAGATCGCCATTCCACTGGCCGCCAAAGAATCGCCGGCCCTCCCTGGCGCTCGAATGCCCAACTTCGAGTACCAGTTTCAGTTGGTGGACAAGGATGATCCTCGTGCCTCAGGCCGAGCGCTGGCGCCGCGCGCAGACACCGTGGTGGAAGTGAAATCTTCCAACACCACCGCGCCCGCGCGCGACACATACTCGGAGCTGATGAAGCTCGACGATCTCCACAAGCGTGGAATTCTGACCGACGCCGAGTTCCAGGCTCAGAAGCAGAAGCTTCTCTCGACTGACTGAAACCCCGCCAATTCCCTAGCGCTTACCGTTCGTCGGTTCGCTTAGGCTGCCTATTGACCGGTACGCTTAGGTCAGCTAAGTTAACTCCCATGCCGCAAGACCAACCCCATCCGGGGCGCGGCAGGGAGACCGGGGATGAATCAGCAACGGGACTTGGCGAGCGAGCGCTTCAATGCCCTCGTCGGCGCCTTCGGCATCACTGCCGAGGCGCGGGAAATCCGCAACGACGACAGCCTGACCGACGAGCAGGCGCTCCATGTGATCTTGGAAGCCCGCTGGCCGGACCTGCCGGAGCGCGAGGCGCACGAGGCTTGCGCCCGCCGCTATGGCGTGGAGCTGCCGGCATGAACGCCGCTGCCGAAGCACTCGAAGCGCGCATTGACGCGATGTTCGATGACGTGATGGCGGTTGCGCTGCGGATCCAGGCGCAGATGCGGGCCGACGGCCTGATCCGTGAGCCGGAAGTGCGGACGCGGTGCGATGACGTGGCGGTGGCGCTGTGACTTCGCGCACCGTAACCACGCAAGCCGAGTTTGATAAGGCCGTCGCCGATAAGGTTGATTGGATTGCTATCCGGTCGCCGAGCGGCGTATGGATCGAGGTCACGGCCTGCGACTCGTCCACGGTCAGGGCCTGCGACTCGTCCACGGTCAGGGCCTACGACTCGTCAACGGTCACGGCCTGCGACTCGTCAACGGTCACGGCCTACGGCTCGTCAACGGTCAGGGCCTGCGACTCGTCAACGGTCACGGCCTACGGCTCGTCAACGGTCAGGGCCTACGACTCGTCAACGGTCACGGCCTACGACTCGTCAACGGTCACGGCCTGCGACTCGTCCACGGTCAGGGCCTACGACTCGTCCACGGTCAGGGCCTGCGACTCGTCCACGGTCACGGCCTACGGCTCGTCAACGGTCAGGGCCTACGACTCGTCAACGGTCACGGCCTACGACTCGTCAACGGTCACGGCCTACGGCTCGTCAACGGTCACGGCCTACGGCTCGTCAACGGTCAGGGCCTACGACTCGTCAACGGTCACGGCCTACGACTCGTCAACGGTCACGGCCTACGGCTCGTCAACGGTCAGGGCCTACGGCTCGTCAACGGTCACGGCCTACGGCTCGTCAACGGTCAGGGCCACACCGCTTGTTGCAGTCCACCTGCACTCTGCCACTGTAAATGTCGCTGGCGGCGTGATCCTGGATCACTCCAACGTCGCTGGCTTCGATGCGCGCGAGTGGTGCGAATACCACGGTGTGGAGGTCAAGTGCGGTATCGCGACTGTGTTCAAGGCGGTCAACGGCAAGTGGACAACTGATCGCGGGACCGACTATTCGCCGGGCAGCAAGCCTCAGTGCGACGACTTCCGCGACACGGACAACTGCGGCGGCGGGCTCCACTTCGGTCCGACTCCGTTCCACGCGATGGCGTACCACCCGGAAGCGACGCGGTTTGTTTCGTGCGGCATCCGGCTTTCCGAGATGCGACCGATTAGCGGCGGCACAGCCAAGTGCAAGGCGCCGCGTGTGGTCCGGGCCTGCGTGGAAGTGGATATCGACGGCAAGGCGGTGCAATCGTGACCGCCCACAACCGCCAGCTGCGCGCAGCCCAGCGCCAGTACGAGAACCAGTCGCCGCCCGAGGATGACGGCGGCCTCCTCGAATGCCCGGTCGAGGCGCACGAGTTCGTCGCCACGACGCACGGCGAGGCGTTCACCGACGCGGCGTTCGAGATTGTCGAGGGCTGGATTGCCGGCCCGCAGGACAAGTTCGCCGAGGCCCGCATGTTGCGCGAGATGAAGGCGCTGGCAGACCGGTACGTCGCGTGGTGCGCGGCCGAGGATGCGGAGCGCGCTGCGTCGGATGGTGAGGCGTGAGCGCCTTCTTCGCCCAACTCGAACGCGACTTCTGCCGAGTCCTGGCGCAGACGCCGAAGCCCGACCCGATCCCAGAGCCGGAGACGGTGGACTGCACCGGCGTGCAGATCGGCAACAGCGACATTCCGACGCCGGAATGGAACCCGCCGCAGGGCGAGCCGGAGCGGCCGACGCTGCCGGGTCACGAACACACACCGAACCTGCCGCACTTGGAGGGTATGTGATGAGTGCCACTCGAGTTGACCTGAATGTGGCGCTGACTCCCACGCAAGTGGCCGAAGCATTTTGGGGGCTGGGAAGCGATGGGCAGCTCCAATTCTTCGCCGAACTGGATCGCATCGCCGGCTACATGTTGTGCTTCCAGATGGCCGGCGTTGTGCAGGAAATGGCGCGCAACGAAACCGACGACCACCACCACGCCATGTGCGGATTCCGCACGATGCTCGCCCACGCTCAGGAATACGCCAACGACGCGACGGATTGGCGCTGCAGCGATGCCAAGTCGGAAATCGCGGCGATGGCGAAGGCGGCAAAGCATCGCCTTGTGAACCCATACGGAGCGCAGCCATGAACCGCCGCAGCACCGATTGCGGCTGGATCACGCGCTGGATGGCGGAACACGCGGACGTGCGCAGCTTGGGCGACGCGGTGGCGTTCATCGGATGCGGCGCGCTGTTCGCGGCCCTCGTCGGGTTCGCGCTCTACATCGGGGGTGTCCGATGAACCTCTCCCGCCTCCTGGACCCGCGCGGCCACCTTCGCGCCATGCCGGATCCCGACCCGCGATGCAAGGTCTACGACTTCGCGGAAACGGTGCAGCTGTTCCGCAACCACGAGCGGCAGTTCGAGTTGTCGCGCGGACACCATGAATCGAATTGGCCGATGAAGGCCACCACAGGAGAGACGAAGTGACAGACACCAATGATTCGGCTGTGTTGGGGCCGGCCCAGATTGAAGCCAAGGTTCACTTCGTGCATCCGGAAACCGGAAACACGGCCGTAGCCACCTTCGGCTTCCCGCCGGGGCAGCCGGTTACGTCGGAAGACATCGAGCGAGCGCTACGGAAAAGCTCCGAAGCTGTGGCCGAGCATGGCTATGTCTTGATGGGGCCGAACTCCTTTTTCAACCACGTCATCGTGAAGGAAAAAACGGGCCGCGTCGGCAACTTTGCTTTGCCGCGCTCGTTCGACTACGAGGCTTTCGGAATGACCGTCGCCGAGATTGAGCAGACGGAAGACTTCGACGAAGCCGAAGACGACGAATAGCCACCCCCCACGGCGGCCTGCCGCGCATCCCCGTGCGTTGCTCCCCGGATTGGCAGGCCGCCCCTTTATTTCGCAGGCCGGAGTGATCCGGCAAAAGGATTCACATGAGCAATCAGAACGTAGTCGCTTTCCAGCCCGCAGTCGAAGCCTACGGCGCCCGCTCCCTCACGGCTGCGGACATTCGCGCCACCGTCAACCTCATGCAGGACGTGATGTTGGAGGTGATGAAGGACGGCACCCATTACGGGACCATCCCCGGCACGAAGTCCAAGAGCCTCTACAAGGCGGGCGCGGAAAAGCTCATGGCGACCTTTCGCCTGGCCGCCAAGCCCGAAGTTCAGGACTTGTCTGAAGGCGGCGAGATTGCCTACCGCGTCACCGTGAATCTCCTGTCTGCGAACGGAACCTTCGTGGGCGCCGGAATCGGCGAGTGCAGCAGCGCGGAGGACAAGTATTCCTGGCGGGCCGCCGTGTGCGACGAGGAGTGGGACGACACGCCGGAGAATCGCCGCCGCGTGAAGTACGCCAAGTGGCAGGGCCGCGTCGAGAAGAAGAAGCAGGTCCGCACCAACCCCGCTGACGTGGCGAACACCATCCTCAAGATGGCGAAGAAGCGCGCGCAGGTGGACGCTGTGATCACAGCGACCGCGGCCAGCGACATCTTCACGCAGGACATCGAGGATCTGCCCGAAGAAGTCGTGGCGGAAATCGTGAGCGCGAATCGTGCCAGCCCAGGCAATGCCGCCGTGCAGCAGACGATCAAGGAAGGCCCGGAGCGTGACGCGGCCGACAAGGAGGCTTCTGAGGTCGCCAGCTTGGGCGTCGAGGCATTCCGCAAGCTGTGGGCTGGCTGGCCCAAGGAGAAACGCGCACTCGTCTCTGACTTGGTGCCGAAGTACCAGCAGATCGCCGAGAAGGCCGACGCTGAGGACGCGCCGTGATCGACCAGCGCAGCGAGGAATGGTTCGCCGAGCGAGTCGGGAAGATCACCGCGTCCCGAATGCATGACGTGATGCTGGAGCGCGACACGGTTCCGTTCAAGTCCGGCCCCCGTAAGGGCCAGATGAAGCCGCCGCCGAAGCCGCTGGCCGACTACGCCTATCAGCTGGCCGCTGAGCGACTGACCGGCCGCCCGCGCAAGCAGGTGAAGGCAGCCGCGCTTCGGTGGGGGCAGGACGTAGAGCCCGCCGCCGTGGCCGCCTATCAGGCAGAGACGGGCGAAATCGTGGAGCTGTGCGGATTCATCGCGCATCCCAAGTTCGACTTCATCGGCGCGTCGCCCGACTTCCTGGTGGGCGCGGATGGCGGCGGCGAGATCAAGTCGCCGGAGTCATCGGAAGTGCATCTGGAAACCCTGCTCTCCGGCTTGCCGCCCGAACACATCGAGCAGATTCAAGGTGGCCTGTGGGTTACCGGCCGCCAATGGTGGGACTTCGTGAGCTACCACCCCGACTTCCCCGAAGATTTGCGCGCCTACATTCAGCGCGTGCCCCGCGACGACGCATACATCGCGCGGCTTGAGGCTGCGTGCCTCCAGATGGAAGCAGACGTGCAGGCGATTCTCTCCCAACTCCAGCAGAAGGCGGCATAACGATGGCACGCGGAATCAATAAGGCGATTCTTGTCGGCAACCTCGGCAACGATCCGGAAACGAAATACACGCAGGGCGGGATGGCAATCACCAAGGCCAGCATCGCCACGACATCCGTCCGGAAGGATAAGGACGGCAATCAGCAGGAACTCACGCAGTGGCACCGCGTGACCTTCTTCGGCAAGCTCGGCGAGATCGCCGGCGAGTACCTGAAGAAAGGTTCGCAGGTGTACGTCGAAGGCGAGATTCGCTACAGCGAGCACACGGGCGACGACGGGGTGAAGAAGTATTACACCGACATCATCGCCAACGAAATGCAGATGCTCGGCGGGCGCGGCGAAGGCGGCGGAGAACGCGCACCACGCCATCAGCGTCAGGCCCCGCAGCAGGCTCCGGCGGACGCCTTCGCCGACTCCGACTTCCCGTCCTTCTGAGGACACGCCCATGACCACTGACCTGGAATCGAGGCTGCGTGCCGAGGCCGAATCGCATCAGACGGTGTTCGAGGAGGACCGACGGCGGAAGGCACTGTTCACCGAAGCCGCCGACGCGCTCGCGGCGCAGGGGTGGATTCCGTGCAGCGATCGGTTGCCGCAGGTTGGCGAGTGGGCATGCGTCCTCGCCGACCGAGCATCCCGCGCCCCCGTGGTGAGCGAGGCGGCGGTGGAGGCTGCCGGACTCGCGTATGAGGTGGAACTTGAAGGGGCTGTCTACGGGCCGGGCGTGCCGCGCGAATCCATGCGCGCCGCCCTAACCGCAGCCCTCCCGCACCTGTTCGCCGCATCGCACGCCAAGCCGGAGGTGTCCCGTGGCGAATGAAGCGGTAATACGCGCGGTGCTCGATGAGGTGTTGAGCGAGTACGACGACAGTCTTTCAGCCGACGCATACGATGAGCTTGTTAGCAGGCTCGCCACCCCGCAAGCCCCGGCTGCCGCGCCTGCGGTGGATGACATTCCGGGCGACTCCACCAACTTGGAAGTGGTCCAGCACTTCATCCGCGTGTGCCGAGAAATGAAGCCGGTTGGTCAGTGGCCCGGCGAGCGTGTTTGTCGCGCGATTGAATTGCTGCTGACCACTCCGCGTGACTTCATCGCTCCTGAAGATCGCTCGCCACGAAGGGGCCACAACGGGCGCGGAGGCGATGCAGATCAAATGACCTCGCCGCTCACCACCCCGGCTGCCAGCGGCGGGGCGGCGGTGGAGGTCGAAGCTGTCGGCGTGCTGCGCAAGGATGATGACGGCGACGGTTACATCGAGTGGCTGCTTGAAGGCGGCTCCGCGGCGATGGTCGGCGGCGAGATGCTGTGCGTGTTGTCCAACGATCGGCTCACGCACGAGAATGGCCACGTCACCCTCTACACCGCCCCGCAGCAGGCCGCGCAGGTGGCGGAGACAATGGCGATGGGCGAAGCATTCCTAAACACACGGCCGTACGGGCACGATCAGGGTGTGTTCGCTTGTGAGGTTCGTGAAAGAGCCAAGGCCATGCTCGCCGCCGCCCCGTCGCCATGACCCGCACGGCCGTCATCGACCATCCCGAGCTATTTTCCGAGCGTGAGTTCCGTGCGCTCGGTGCGCCACCGCGGCCGAACGCGCACGACGTGTTCGAGCCGGACGAGACGCTGGCCGTGTTCGCGCACAAGCTGCGCATTGGGCCCGGCGGCAAGTCGCGTCCACTCGTGCCCGTTGCCGAGATCCGCCTCGTCCAGATTCCCGGCAAGGGCTGGCTGTTCGCGTGGAGCTACTCACTGTCGCAGTGCGGCTGCGGGTTCGCGCCGTCGTTGAAGTGGCGAGACACGTTGCGACCGACGCGCCAGGAGGCCATCGACGCCGCGCGGGCAGACATGGTCAAGTCGATCGCCAGCCAGCGCGAGACGGGGCGGTGCAAGCTCGGCCGCCTGGTATCGAACTGGCTGGCCTCGGACTGCGGGGTCGACCCGCCATGAGCCAATTCAAGATCCGCACCATTGGCGCCCCGGACCCGGCCCAAGCCGGCGCGGTGCTAGGCTTGCTCGGCCTCGGGAGGGCCATGAACGATGAGGGCAGCGCTCTACCTGCGCAGCAGCAAGGACCGGCACGACGTGAGCTTGGACGCTCAGCGCCGCGAACTCGTCGCACTGGCCAAGGCCCGAAGCTCCCGAGTCGTTGAGGAATTCGCCGATGCGGTGGAGTCCGGAAAGGACGAAGACCGCCCCGGTTTCCAGCGCCTGATCGCTGCTGTCCGCAACCCGCGGCGCGGCTGGGACACGCTCCTAGTGCTGGACACGTCCCGGGTTGCCCGCCGCCGGCACCTGGCGCTGATGTTCGAGCGCGAGTGCGAGCGCGCCGACGTGCGCCTGGTCTACAAGTCGCTGCCGGAAACCGACCCGGTCACCGAGATGCTGCTCAAGTCCATCCTGCAGGCGATGGACGAGTGGCACAGCCTCACCAGTCGCGCCAAGGGCCTGACGGGCATGCGCGAGAACGTCCGGCAGGGCTTCCGCGCTGGCGGCCGCGCGCCGCTGGGCTACCGCCTTGAGGGCGTCGAGACCGGCGCCGTTCGCGACGGGCAGGCCGTCCGCAAGTCCCGGCTGGTGCTGGGGCCGGACGCGGCGACCGTTCAGGCGTACTTGCACGCGCGCGCGGAGGGCCACTCCCGGGCCTCGGTTGCCATGCCGGGCGTCAACAAGAGCAGCCTGGTCGGCATCGAGTGGAACGCCCTCACCTATGCGGGGCACACCGCCTGGAACGTACACGCCGAGTCCGGCACCGGCAGGAAGCGCCGGCCGCGCGCCGAGTGGGTCATTCAGCGCGACACCCACGAGGCACTGATCACGGACGCCGAAGCGGAGGCCATTTTGACCCGGCTGGAAGCCTGGGGCGCCAGCGCCCCGCGGCAGCGCGAGGCCGGCTATCTGCTCGCTGGCCTGCTGGTCACCCCGGACGGTAGGCAGTTCACCGGCGACCGCGGCAGCTATCGGGTGCGTGGACGCTACGTGCGCGCGGCCGACATCGACCAAGCGGTGGCCGCGAGCGTCCTGCGGGACATGCAGTCCTCCACGTTCGTGCGCGCTGTCACCGCGGCCGCGCGCGGCTCTGGCGGCACCGACACCCCCGGCCCTGTGCGGGAGGCCCTGCAGGCGGCCGACGCCCGGATCGCGCGCCTGCTGGCCCTGGTGGAGCAGACAGACACCCCGGGGCCGATCCTTCGCCAGATGGAGGCGGTCGAGGCCGAGCGCCTGCGCCTGGCCGGATCCTTGGCCACGGCCGAGCAGGAGGCGGCCGAACGGGCGGCGATGAGCCGGATCACCGAGCACGAGGTGCGGCATATCCTCGTCGAGCGGGCCGCCGCGATCGCGACTGCGGACCCGGCCGAAGCCCGCGCCGGCCTGCATTCGATCCTCTCCCGGGTCGTGCTTGACGGGGACGAGGTGACGATCCAGTACCGGTTCGGGCGGCCAGGCAAGGGCCGGAAAGCAGCTGCGCACGCACTGGAGAGTGCCGCCGGCACCGGTTTAAGATCGCAACCCCGTGGGGACGCCAACTTAAACCGGCAGATTGCGGTTGCACGGAAACACCGCATCGGCTGAAACGAAGCCCGCCTCGCGCGGGCTTTTTTTTGCTTCGGCGCGCGAGGCCCGGTCCGCTTAACTTTTCCGCCACGTCTGCTTCGCCACCCACGCGTCATGCCGCGCCTGGCAGGTGGCGATGAGTTCCGCCTGGTGGCGCTCGGCCCATGCCTCGCATCCTGCCCTGCCCGCGGCGTAGCTGGTGCACTGGCGCGTCACCGTGAGGCCGTTCGGGTAGTACAAGGCCGCGATCCAGCCACCGCCCACCTTCTCGTCGAGGCGGGCCACCGGATAGTGCAGGTACGCCAGCGCGTTCGCGTCCCCGTGGCCGCCCGCGCCGAAGATCGACTGCCATTTGAAGCCGATGGGGAGCATGCCGGCATGGTAGCCGCGGCGGTCGCAGCGACCGAGACGCCAGCCGCGCCGCATCCTTGCAGGCGCGCGTCCGTCTGGATGACCCGTCGCACAGGGGAGCGGGAACGGGGATCGGACGTTGCTGGCGGGATCATGGTGCCGCGGCGCCGGGGCGGCGTCTGTCGGGCTGGGGCGCGTTGTGGGGTAGGAGAATTCCTACAGCCCGGCAGCATCGAGCCTGGCCGCGAACCCTCGGGCAAGAAACAGCAACAGTTCGTCGGTGCGGAAGCTGTAGCGATCCCCTGCTGCCTGATATTCCTGCACGATCTCGCTCCCAGCCTCGCGCGTGATGTTGCCATCGTCGTCGCGCTCTTCTGACCATTCCTCGCGCACTTCTGGCTGTTCGTCCCACTGGTCATAGCAGATGAACCCGTAGCGGAATGGGTCCAAGCCGTGCGACTGCATGATCTCGATGGCGCGCTGCACGGTCAGGCCGACGTGGTGCCGTGCGTTCTCGGCGCCCTTCTCGGCGATGCTTGCCAGCCACTGATAGGTGCCGATGGCTCGGGACAGGTCTGTGGAGGCCGCAATCTCAGCCGGCGATAGCGGCAGCACGGCGGTTTTCTCGCGCGCATCGGACGTGCTAATGGTGCCGCTGACGGCCCACAGCACCGTGGGGCGCAGACTTGCGTTGCCGAGCGAATAGGCGTTATCGGCAAACGGCCTTAGCTCAGAAGGGGAAAGCTCCCACCGCCATGTGATGTCGAGACCCACGGGGGAGGAGGTGTCGGCGCCGAGCCTAATAGTGCCCTGCGGCCTGAGATCAATTCCCGACGCGCCGGCCAAACTGCCGCGCCCTAGCGATGTCCACGCGCTGCTGTTGTTGCGGTATCCGTTGGATCGGAACGACATGGCGAAATTGCCGTTCGTTCCAAAATATCCCTCGCTGCCGAAAAATACGCCAGCCGCACTTGTCCAGTAGTCGGAGGGAACGGCGATCCTGGTGCCGTCCGTGAACGACTTTACTCCCGTTGCGGTTTCGTTCCCGGAGGTATGCAGTACGGCGGAATCGGCGGCCTTCAGCGCCAGCGCATCGAACACCGCATCGCCGCTTGGGCTATGCGTGGTGTCGCCGTTGGTGATGCTGGCGGTGATGACGGCGGAGCGGGCGTTCGCATCCGTGTAGCTATCGGTGATTCCGTATCCCGCCAGCGTCGTCGGCTTGCTGGCGATCTGCGCGAACGTGTAGTCGC